CCATTGCAGTAGTGTGCCGGCCTAACTTCTTTTTAGGCTTACCACTTGCGACTATTTTTAATTGCTTTGCGTTTTGCATTTCCATATTTAGCCCCCCTTGAATAGTTACAAGTCGCACATGATGGCCGCAATGAACCCACCCAAAGTTCCGGTGACGGAAAGGAATCAATGGGTGGTTCATGGTCTAGCGTGGTTGCGACAGCCTTTTTACAGTAAAAACATTTTGGCTTTTGAGCCAAAACAACTTCTCTTATTTTCTTGTAATTCGCGTTGTATTTCCTGCTATTTAGAGTTTTCATAAAAGTTATTTATTTTTTTCTAAACAGTTTTGGCTCTCGCGGGGAGAGAGATTCCAAGCACGGCGGCGTATTATAGCCACGCTCAAAATAGGAAAAAACAGGCTCATTTTTTAATCTACTTTACTGACCAGCACATGAAGCGTGCCTGTTCCTGTACCACTTACAGCCCACAAATCTTCACCCTCTGTCAATGACAAGCGAACTTCATCACCGTTATCCATTAGATAACCATTGCTTGATGTGACACCACTGTTGCCCACATAAACTGCATGCTTGGCATGTAGCAATACATCTCTTTGTACATTGTCAACGCTAACAATTGATTGACTTGTTGTAGTTACTGTTACCTGACTAGTTATTATCGCCATTTATCTGTTCCTCACTCTGTAATCTTTTACGCCTGAAGCGGTCAAAGTCTTTGTGTTGCTTATGACCTATCCACATCTTGCGTTGGTGTTCCATCTGAACACCTGTATGTGCATATAGTTTATACCCAAAACTCTTAGCCCTAATGCAAAACAGTAAGTCCTCACCGACCCATTCTTTATGCAATGGCATATCCTGGTAGAAGCCCCACTTATCACCCTGATGTACCTGGTCGGCTTCTTTAACAAATCTTTCAAACACTGATCTATGAATCAAGATAGCACCTGTACCACACGCATCTATCTCAATGATTGAATCTTCTTGATAGTCATGTATAGCATACAAACCATTATCCTTACCCATCTTAAATATGCAAGGCACTGGTTCAAGGTATAACTCACCGACTTCCCAACCACCATGCACAACACCTGACACAATAGGCCGTTTATCTTTATCTGCGGCGGCTACTAACTTCTTAAAATGATCAACTGTAAATCTTTGATCTGTATCTATCTGCAATAGCCAATCATCTGTTGTTTTCTCTAAGAAGGTTGCAACAATCTGATTGCGTAACCTACTAATAACACCTGAGCCTTGCAATGATATGAATTGACCCAACTGTTTTTGTGATCTTGCAACATCTAAAATGCTTGTCATAAAATCTGTAACTACATAACCAGGTGATGTAACCCCTATTGTAATTTTCTCTGTATCTTTCAATGCCACCCCTTCTTCTTAAAATGATCCCATGCGGCACACGCATTAGGTACTTGATTTACTTCATCTATCCAACCATAACGGTTGCCAATATAACGCACTGACCATTGGATTTGCTTAATTCCGCTTGCGTTTTTTAAGTATGTTGATCTGCCTTGTGGTATCCCATAATGACTACCATTCCGGGCTTTTGGGTTAAAGTTTGATTCCTTTTGATAAAGATCAATAAGGCAATAGGTCTGATCTAAATCATTTAATGTCATTAGTATGTATTGCTTGTAATGAGTAGGTTTGTAAGTATCAGATACACCTATATCAAAGGATAATGTTACAAATAAACATAGAGTTATCCCGAATCGCCAGCACCTCGCGAACTCACCCCTACGGGGTTCGCGTTTTTGCCTTTGGGGCAAATGCTTACTAGAGCCTAACATACGGTTGCAAATCATTTTAGCGTAACTCCTAAATCTATCTCACTATATGAGATGTGATCTATAACACACTAACTCAATCTTTTGGAAGTTCTTGTAAGTAGGTAACAGATGTAACAAGATTGATTGTCAATAATCCAGTTACCACATTTATTGCATCTGATTGGTTCGCTCATTGGCTCTCTCTAACAGTACATCAACCATCTCTATAAATGGTCGGCAGTGTCTTTTTTGTACCAGGTAAAACTGATCTTCAATTTGTCTATCTGCATCCCAGTATGTCCGAATTGTCCAATCATACTTAGTAGATGTAGGGATTACAAAGATTCCCTGGGTAATTTGGCTAATCATTACATAGGCAAATGGTTTAATAATCTTGCTATCAAAACCACTTACTGTGTCAATCATTACCGGGTTAAAAGGGAAATCATCAGCATTGGTGAAAGATCGGCTACTGCTCTTGATCTCTAACACCAAGTCATCAACTATTACATCCTTCTCATTTAAGGTTTTATCCCTTATCTGATCATGGGTTGTAGCAATTGAAAAGGCAGGCACATCAACCTTTGGCACACCAAAGTGTTGTAGTAAATCGGCTACATATAAATTGTAACCATGACCCTCACGCATGGCTTTGTGATAATCAAATCTAGTCATGCGTTTTATATTCTATGTGATTAACACAGCCACACCCGGCACACTTGCGTACACCATTGATGTTGAGCATCCTGGGATCATTACACCATTCACAGCATTGGTTAAGCGGCACTATGTCTAACTCAACACCGCTATCTGTAAAGGTGGCTCTAATCCCATCAGCCCCAATCATTTCCATATCACCCATTGTTAGAATCCGGGTAATACCACTTGCCATCTTTTGACATAACTGCCCATCTAGCGGCACATCCTTTAGGGCAGGTATATCCGTAGTACGGCGTACCGCGACCCTTAGCAATTCCGGTTTTGAGAACCATCTCGCCATGTTCACAATATTGAACAGCCGGTGTGCTAGTTGCAACTGCATCAACTACCTGATCTAAGTTCATGGGAACAGGTTGTGCTACTTGCGCTTTATCTTCTGCAAAAGAATCACGCAATACCCTTTCCATCAACGCTGACTTTGAACCAGGTCTGCCATAGATAACAGGTGCTTCAGGCTCAGGCCTAGATAACAATTCTGAATCTAAAGATTGATTCGGTGTAACAGCCCAAGATTGCCTTGCCTTAGATGCCATCACTTCTTGCTTAGATGCAATCCGCTTTGTAGCAGACTTCATGGCCGCGACAATAGCCCGCCCCCAGGCAGAAGTTTCACAAATCATAAGTTCACTGCCGGCGGTCATACCTTTACCTGGTATTTGTTCCCAGGCACATGCAACGCCTGGCCTTACATCATGTGGATCACGGTAACAAGCGGCGGTATAAACCACATAAGTTTTACCTTCAACCTGCACAATGTCATAAGGTTTATTAGGATTGTAAGGTTGCAATGATGCTTCAGGATAGGCTTCTTTTAATTGCGCTATTCTTTCAGCCACATCAACATAATCGTTCATGTTCATTATCTGTTTTCCTTATCCCAAAGATTGACAACCTTTTCCATCAAGTATTCATTGTCGGCTTCAAGCATCTTTTGGCGCATTGATGGATGTGTTCTAACTGTAAATTTTTCCACCTTTACACTTGATTGTTTTGCATCTTGCAAGCCACGCTTGTAGCCACTCTTAAATCCTTTGTCGTAGCCATTTTCAACTGCGACCATCCAAGTAACACCAATCAATAGTGCTACTAATGTAAATAAGGTAATTGTTATCAACCACCCATATATTTCAGAGTTCATATTTCACCACTTCCTTGAACTTGTCTAACCAATAGGCTTCAACCATTTTGGCTGATAGCCTTCCTCTAATCTGCCTAGCACCAATTGATTTTTTGGCATGTTGGCGGATTAAAGAAGCCTTAATAAAATGCTTACGCTTTTCATCAACATAAGCACCTGATTGTTTGTCATATTTGACTAATTCCAACTCATTACCTTTTCTAATTCAGCCGGTAATTCAACCGGATCAACATCATTTATCACCTGATAAACAGTGCCATTTGGATGTATAGATGGTGGCAACACAACATAACCTTTGTGTTTAATATCTATACCTGGTATTAACTTGCCTTTGAATTGCTTTGTTTGATCGGCAAGGTAATAAAAGTGATAGCCGTTATCTGTTTTAACTGTATGCGTATTACTAGTTACACATATCCGGCGGTATTGTTCCCATAATATTCTTGATGAAATATTGCGTATATCAAAATCTAAAACTACAAGATTTGATTGCACAATGGCTAAGCCAATATTTAATTCAGGATCATCCTTAAACCATTTTTTAACCATTGATTTATCATTACTAGCATCAAGGTATCCATGCCTTAAAAATCTACATGGTTCTTTAGATTGTGGTTTAAGTGGTAGAACCCACCAACCCTTTTCTGCGTAGGCTAAAGCGTTCATGCGTACACCCATGACCCGCGATAGTTAGTTGTAAAACAATATTGACCAACCGCGTTATCAAAAGAAATACTGTAATCATATTTATTTTGCTTCAAAAACTCAGTAGCCAATATTGCAGAAGCATAATTTTCTACCCAGTAAATAAACAAATGTGACCAACAAATTGAATCTTCAAAGCGATCCTTCTGAGTTAGCCAATCTGATTCAGTTGCCCATTCCATTTGGGCTTGCGTTAAACCTTCAAACTGATTCTTTGTAAGTTTCATTAGTGGTTTACCTTTTGGTTGTGTACATACTCAGCCAATAAACCAAACAATTTAGATTTTAATCTACGCACCGCATCATCAGGTGTTTTGCCATAAGATGAAAATTCACCTAACACATTTGATGTTAATGCAACATAATTATCTTGATCTTTTGCGTAATGAAAATCAATCTTAGTTTGCAATACGCTTTCAATGGTTGTCAGCATTATTTATTCCCTAATCTTTTATATTCTTTTACTAATTTTTGTCTAAGTTTTTCATTGCGATTTTCTATTGCATCATTTTGTGCATCAGTTAAAAGATCGTTGTACTCAAAATGTACAAACCAATCAAACAATGTATCAATTTCATCAATTGTAAGTTTCATTATGCAATCCTTCTTACATTTGGATAATAACCTGCAACAATGTCATTTTCTATGTGTGTTATTACTTGCAATGGATATGAATACCATTTGGTCATATCAAATTTTTGTGTATAACCATTTTTGACAACTTCATAACTAACATCACTTAAAACCATGATTGTTATTGTTTTAAGTGAATTTTGAAATATAGCCATAATGTCAGCCTTTGGTGACATGTCATTTGTAACTTGTACCTTCATAATTAACCCCTTCCGGTCAATTGCGTTTGTAAATGCAATTGAACACTAAGGGGCTGACAATTACAAGCACATAAGCCGTATTTTGGCTAAATGTGACCTAAATCACCCAAAGGCCTTACCCATAGCCACAAATGAACCATCAACATTAAAGGGGATCATCTCTGCGCTTACATTACCACGCTTAATATGGATAATTACCGCGCCGGCCTGCCAATTGGCGTAGCCTTTGGTATAGGACATCTTTTTTAGGTCACAGGTGTGACCACACTCTATGCCTACTAAAACACGCTCTAAACGGCCATTAAAGGCTTCTGAAGCACATGTATAGCCCAACCTGTGCGTGTGTCCCGAAATTACTGAACGCCCCCACCTTTTACTAAGGTTAAGCGCGGTTTGGCCGGCTATGTTAGATATGACCCCTTCATCCCCATGACACAGTACAAAGTTAGTACCAGGTATCGCATAAGGTTGTTTTGCATAATGGATTCCAAGATCATTAAAGCCCATGAAATTTGCATACTGTAATTCAGGTAATCCCATAAGCCCTGGGATGCGCTGTAAAGATTTGTACAATCTATCGGAATGGTTTGATCTACTAACTACATCAGTTTTTAGATCATAAAGAATGTTTTGGCAGGTAGTACGATCTTCATCAAGGGTCTGCATAAATGATTCAGCCTTGCCATCACTAAACCTTGAAATAGTATTGAAATCCATTTCATCACCAGTATTAAGAACTAAATCAAACTTAAAGGCATTGACCAACTTTTTTAGGTTGGTGATTGCTTCATTAAATTGAAATGGAACTTGCATATCGCTCACTACTAAATAGCGTGCATTAAATGATTTATCTCGCTTAATCGTTATCCTCATCTTCTGTTGGATCAATTCGGGGAATGATCTCAGTGGGTTGATTACTTGGATTGATCCAATCAGGCATTGATGCACCGGGTTCTGTGATTAACCAAAATGCAACTTCATGGCTAAAACCGGCAGACTTAGCCGCCCTAAAAAGTTCATTTAAGGTTATGTAATGATTTTCTAATTTGCTCAACGCTTCAGCCTTGCGTGGCGTGCGCCGCTTACGCTGTGGTGCTTTTCTAGGTTTTTTAGTAGCCATAACCACCAATTTCAGATCATACGATTCCGCGTATTGCTCTTTCAACACCTTCTTCAAGGCTAATCTTCGGCGTGTAGTAATCGCTCATCATACTAGGATCACCAACCCGATAGGCCACACCTGCCGGCTTGTCGGTTAATATTTTGAATCGCTTGGCAGGTGTTTTCTCATATCCCAGGGTATTCAAAGCCATAACTGCTAAATCTAAAAATGTTGTAGGCCTGCCTGTACATAGATTAAGTGT